TGCCTTGTGGGGGCAGTTCACCAAGCCGCCCAAGCTGTACCGGAACTGGGCCGATGTGCCGGGCAAGCTGCCCCTCTACACACGGCCTGGCAGGGGCAAGCCTAACTTGGCCTTCCTGCACAAATCAGCGGTGGCACTCATACCAGAGTTCAGCTTCGCCCTCCCAGCCAACAAGTGCGATGCCGATTTGCGCTCGATGTGCGGACAGGGATTCGCCGGGGCATTCTATCAAGCCAATCCATAGGATAGAAAAGAGAGCAAGGCATGAGCGAAGGTATGTAACAAAAGTTACATCGAGACAGAAACTGCAACAAGACAGGAGGATGGAGAATGAGCTACCAGGAAGACAGATACGACGCATACGACAAACTGAACAAGGGAGACACGGAGCCACCGTGGTCGGCGATGACACTGCTCTCCACAGACGTACTGCTGAAAGCAGCCAACGGATCAATTGACCTCGCAATAGTCGCAAGGACCCTGCTGGCATCACGCGGCATAGGAGCAACCGGAATATGGGAGGGTTTCAAACAGGCCAACGAATACTGGAGGTCAGCGCCTCACCCTGTGTATGCCGCGATAGCGCGGGGAGCCGGGTCCACACCATCGGAGATACGAAAAAAGACAGCAAGAGAGAACGGGAAGAAAGGCGGGAGGCCACGCAAGAACGTCCCAGCGCCGGGACGAAAGGACTAGAAAACCATGATCATGCGCCACATACCAAGAAGGACAAGCAAAACCGAACCGTTCAGCGACGAATCGCCATGCCTTGGGACGCCTGCCTGCAAAATATGCAAAAGATGCAGTAGACTGAAAATAGGACCGCGGGACAATTCATTCATACTGATACCGCCAGGACAAGGAACAAGGTGCCAGGTTTTCAGAATCAAACGGAAGGAAGGGGAATTACAACGTGCCGAAAACAACGCAAGATCAGAGGACGATCAGGATAACGTGCAGTGGGGCTGGAACAGTGCCGCTGGAGAAAGTGAAGGGGATACAGGGGAACCTCAAGAAGATTGATCGCAAGGAACTGGAGAAGCTGAAGAACCGGATCCTGAAACACGGGTTTAATGTCCCATACCACATCTGGAAGCAGGGCTCGACGTTCAACCTGCTCGACGGACACCAGCGCACAAAGGCGCTCCTCGAACTCCAGGCACAGGGATACACCATCCCGGAACTGCCATACGACCTGATAGAAGCCAAGGACCTCGAGGACGCGAAAGACAAGCTGCTGGGCATTTCCAGCCAGTACGGAGACTTCACCATCGAAGGAATCCGGGATTTTATGGGAGGCGTGGAGATAGACCTGGACCTGCGCCTTCCATCCGGGGAGATCAGGCTCGAGAGTGTCAGGGCTGACGAGAGCGCCGGCGGAGACGACGACGAACCAGAATCGGCACCAAAGATATCAAAGCCAGGAGACATCTACGAGCTGGGACCGCACCGCCTGCTGGTGGGAGACTGCACCAGCAAGGAAGCAATGGCAAAGCTGATGGGCGACCAATCCGCACAACTGGTGTTCACCGATCCACCATACGGGGTGGACTACGACGGAGCAGACGGAGGGATACTGAACGACGAGAAGAAGGGCGAGGAACTGGAACACCAGCTGCTGGCCCCTGCGTTCAAGCTGGCAGCCAAGCATTCGATGAACGATGCCGCGTATTACATCTGGCACGCATCGGCAACCAGGCCGTCATTCCAGAGGGCAATCATCGCGGCAGGGCTCGAGGAGCGCCAGTACATAATCTGGGTCAAACCATCAGCCACTATGGGACGCAGCCAGTACCAATGGCAGCATGAACCATGTTTCTACTGCGGCAGGCACGGGATCGTTCCGCGCTGGACCGGAGACAGAAAACAAACGACCGTGTGGGCGGTAACCCAGCGCAAGGACGGGACCGGATACGTAGCCATTGCAAACGGAGTGACCTTGGTCGGAGAAGACGGAGCGCACCTGCACATCCAGCGCGAACCGCCCAAAGGCAAGAAGGCGCGGAGCCTCAAGGTCATGGAAGGAGAAGTGACACTCCTGTCCAGCCTCGAAGGAAGCGACGTCTGGGAGGTCCAGCAGGACAGCAAGTCGGAATACATCCACCCCAACCAGAAGCCTGTAGAACTATCCATGCGGGCCATCATCAACAACACGGAGCCAGGGGAAGTGGTCCTCGATATGTTCACCGGGTCAGGCTCGACGCTGATCGGAGCGCAGCGGGCCAATAGGGTGTTCAGGGGGCTCGAGCTTGATCCCCGATGGGCAGACCTGATCGTCAAGCGCTGGTGCCTCTGGGTCTTCAGGCACCACATGACACCGGTACTCACCAGGAATGGAAAGCCATACGAGTGGCAGAAATTCTGTCCGGAACTCATGAATGAGTAGCGGATTCCAGAAAGGGAAGTCAGGCAACCCGAAAGGAAGACCAAAGAAGGGCGAGTCGTACAGCGACATAATCGCCCAGCTTTCATCGATGGTCGACATCAGGATGCCTGACGGGACCAAGGTAAGCCGAAAGCAGGCCATCATTACAAAACTGTTCGCCAAGGCCATCCAGGAGGGTGATGTCTCCGCTGCAAGGTTCCTGATCGAGAGGGAGGAAGGCAAGACCCCGCTCCCGATACAGGGACCGGGAGACAGCGACGCATCCCCGGTGATAATACGGGTGGTACAGAAAAGGAGCCTGGAAGAATGGGCGAAAGCGCACCAACAATCGTCTGGGAACCCCAGCCAAGACAAGCAGACGCAATCTCCTGCCCGGCATTCGAGGTCTTCTACGGAGGAGCAAAAGGAGGAGGCAAGTCGGACTTCCTCATCGGAGACTACCTCGCGCACTACGAAGAGTGGGGTGAAGCGTGGAAAGGGATCCTCTTCAGGCGTTCGTACAAAGAGCTTGACGAAATAGTCGGTCGATCCAAGCAGATCATCGGGAAGATCCCCGGAGCCACATACGTCGGTGGCGACCAGATGCTGTGGAAGATACCAGCGCCCAACGCACGATACCCAGGGATGGCAACCCTGCGCTTCCGATCGCTCGAAAGCGACCTCGACCTCGGAAAGTACAATGGACACCAATATCCCTGGATCGGCTTCGACGAGCTGACGGAATTTCCAAACCAGGGTCCGTACATCTTCATGCTGTCCTGCTGCCGAAGCGCCGATGGAGCCCCGTGCTTTGCGAGGGCAACAGGGAACCCAGGCCGGCCAGGACACGTATGGGTCAAGGCAAGGTTCGTAGACGTAAGCAACCCGTTCGATGTTCACACAGACCCAGGCTCAGGAATGACCCGCTGCTTCATACCGGCAAGGCTCGAGGACAACCTCCGGATCATGGAGCAGGACCCTGAGTACGAGAAGCGACTGCTCCTGCAGCCACAGCACCTGATCAAAGCACTGCGCTGGGGAGACTGGGACGTGATCGCAGGGCAGGTCCTTAGCGAGTACCGAAGGGAACTGCACGTGATCCTGAACAGGCCGCTCGGAGAAGGGTGGTACAGGTTCGTAACCATGGATTGGGGATTTGCTCGCCCGTTCTCCATTGGCTGGTGGGCAGTCAATGACGAAGGCCGGCTCATACGCACCAAGGAGTGGTACGGATGCACGGGAGAGCCAAACACGGGACTACGCATGGGAGCCAAGGCCGTGGCATCCAAGGCATGGTCGATGAGCGTGGAGACAAGCTCAGTGACCATGGTAGCAGACCCAGCGTGCTGGTCAAAGGATGACGACCTCCCGAGCATCGCCGAAACGTTCGCGTCGTTTGGATTCAAGATGGTAAAGGCAACGAACGACCGAAAGAACGGTCTCGCAAAACTTCACGAGATGCTGCAATCGGAAGGACACGACAGGAGGCCCATGTTACTGATCAGCGAGAACTGCACAGACTGGATGAGAACGGTCCCGTACCTAACCGCAGACCCAAGGGATCCCGAGGACATAAACACCGAGCTGGAAGATCACTGCTTCCCTGACGGCACCATGGTCACCACGACCGAAGGTCCGCGCACAATCGAGAGCATGCAACCGGGAGAATGCGTCATCACCAGGGACGGACCATGCCGAGTTTTAGTCGTGTGGCACGAGGGCGAGCATCAGACCGTGGTCGCGCATTTCAGCAACGGGAAGACTGTAGAGGCAACTCCAGCGCACAAAGTGTGGGTGAACACGCGGGGATTCATTCGCATTGACGAAATGCGATACGGCGATATAGTGATGTTCAGGGAGGAACCAGGACAGTCGGTGAATCAAAGTATTGCAGCCTGCGATGTAAAGGCCGTGCATTTCGTCGGCTTAACCCAGGGTACTACGCGAACCGTTCACGACCTAAGCGTCGAAGAGACACATGAATACTTTGCGGACGGGCTCCTTGTTTCCAACTGCTACGACGATACACGGTATGCTTGCATGTCTGAATTCGTGAGGAACCCGCGGGGGCTCAGGGTCAGGGAGAAACTGAGGGCAGGAACCATGCGCATCGAAAAGGACAGCCCATATGACGACTTGAGGCGCGGGCTTTGACAAATTGACCAAGGAGCGATACACTCCGGGTATTGATGCCATCCGGCGTCGACCGCGGAACCTTCCCGCGAATAGCCATGCAGGATCGTGACAGTGAAAGCTGAAGCCGATCCAAACCAGCACCAGTCCAGCCAGATGCCCATCCCATCTGGCTGGGCTTCTTTTCAAACGAAAGGCGCAGGCTATGGATTTTATGAACGAAGCAAGCAGGGCAACTCCAGCTGGTGACTCCTCGACATTCCTCACTGACGCGACAAAAAAGCGCAAGGGACAGACAGAAGGATTTGTCGCATCCGACCTCCCCGGATTCGTAAACCCGATGGTCCAAGGCGCTGCAGACAAGTCGATCTACATACCCGAGGACGCTGCCGGCGCTGACCAGGCTCCGATGCTTTCACGCGAGCAGGCAGAGGAGATGTCGAAGAAAAAGAAAACACCGGCGGAGATCCTCTACCCGCCAAAGGAATGAGCATGGACGAAGACCGTGGATCGGAAGCGGTAACCCTGCTCGAAAGCAGGATCAAGACCCTTGAAGAAAGAAGACTCCGGTGGGAGCCCCTCTGGAAAGAGGTCATGGAATTCTGCTTCCCCGCCCGACTCTTTGATCCGGTCGACGACCAGAACGCAGACAAACGCCCAAAGGTAAACTACAACAACCGGGCCGCACTGGACGTACAGATTGCGTCGTCCGGATTCCAGGGATACACCGCCAACAGACGGTCGATATGGATGAAGCTGCAGTTTGAGGACATCCGGCTCATGGAGGAATACGGAGTATCAGACTGGCTCGAGGAATGCGAGCGAACCCTGTACGCGGTGTTCTCCCGATCGGGATTATACGAAGCCCTGGGAGAAGCGGTACCTGACGGACACGTGATCGGCACCGCAGCCATCTACGTCGAAGACCTGGGAGACGGAAGGATATCATTCCAGGCCCGGCACCCGCTGGCAATATGGATCGGAGAAGACGCCCAGGGAGAAGTAGATACATTCCTCGAGGACGTACCGATGACGAACAGGTCTGTCGAGAAACGCTTCGGGAAAGAAAACATCAGCGAGCAGATGAGGGAAGCATCAGACAAGCGCCCCTACGAAGTGACATACATACGGCACATCGTGATGCCCATGGACAAGACGTTCATGCAGTACGCCCAGAGGCCGACGCATGAGAAAATGCCGTTCTGCTCCGTCTGGTACGACAAGACAGGCAGGCGGGTCCTCGACACAGGCGGGTACTGGGAGTTCCCGACAGCGGTCTGGAGGCAGACAAAGAACGCAGGCGAGGAGTACGGACGCTCCGATGCGCACGCAGCCCTTGGTGACGTGATGGCCGGGAACCAGATGACCAAGAGCCGGATCAAGCTCGGGAACCTCATCGCTGAGCCTCCGCTCCTGGTTGACGCAGGGCTCGAAGGAATCGACACGATCCTGCCGAACGCACACATATACCGGGAAGACAGGCAGGACACCATGGAGCCGGTCCCGCTCGGAGCAAACTACCCGATCACCAAGGACAACGAGGAGCGCCAGGACGCCCTGATCGATGCCCATTTCCATATTCCGATTTACCAGATGCTCCAGAACATGGAGCGGCAGATGACCGCAAGGGAAGTGATAGAACGGACCGGAGAGAAAGCCGCGATCCTTGGACCAACCACGGGGCGGTACGAGCGCGAGATGCTCCAGAAGATCATAAGGCGCACGTTCAACCTTTTGTATCGAGCCGGGAAACTGCCGCAAATCCCGCAGGCAGTGGTCGAGGCTGGGGTAGAAGCAAGCATCAAGGTAGAATTCCTCGGATTCCTTGCACAGCTCCAGCAGCGGTACTACCAGACAACCGGAATCAACGCTACGATGGCATACATCCAGGCAGTGATGCAGATGTTCCCAGAGTCTGCAGACTGGGTAGATGCCGACAAGCTGATGGTGGAAGGGATGGAAAGCTCCGGATCGCCTGCGTCAATTGTCAGGGAGAAAACAGACGTCGAGAAGCTCAGGGTCATGAGGCAACAGCAGCAGCAGGCGATGGCGCAGGCCGCGCAGCAGCAGGAAGAAAGCAACATGATGATGCAGAACGCAGACAAGCTCGGGAAGAAGCCGGAACAGGGCAGCATGATTGACGGCATGGTCAAGATGAAGCAACAGCAGGGAGCCCAGCAATGAAGCCGATGAACAAGAATGACGTATGGTTCAAGGACCTGCCTCCATCCGAGAAAGAATCAAAGATCCAGGAGATCGGGAAAAAATTGTTTTCAACGCCTGACGGAGCAATCTGGCTGGCAACCGTGCTGGACGACCTGCGGTACAACGGAACCGTCAAAAGCGAAGGTGAAGTAGCGCTGCGCAATTACGCCACAGTACTCCTGCGGGACAGGATCGGTGTCGTGAAGGACAGTATGGCAGTAACAACCGCCCTGCTGAATATTGACCAGAAGGAGTAGGCATGGAAACTGATGATAAAGGAGCGCAGGGAACCGGAACCCTCGTAACCGATCTCGCCAAGGAAACCGGCATGGTACCGCCCGCGAGCGATACAACCCCTCCCGTAACCGCACAACCCAGCCAGGATAGCACCCAGCCGGCAGCGGAATTACCGGGATGGACGACCTCGACCACCAAGACCCTCCGGGCCGATCCGCGGTTTGCAGCCTATGCGTCGAAGCATAAAACGCTCGACGAAGCGCTGCAGGCAAGCATCGACATGGAAGAGAAGGCAGGGAAAATGGTCGCCATTCCAGGCGAGAAGGCAACCGACGAGGAAAAAACAGCTTTCTATGGCAAGCTGGGAGTCCCCGCCAAACCCGCGGATTACAAGCTCGACCTTGACCCGAAGATGAGTGTGGACAAGAAGCAGGTCGAGGAATACCAGAAGCTCGCACATTCGATGCAGCTCACCAACGAACAGGCCAATGCATTCTTCAAGACAGCCAACGAAAGTGCTGCAAGGGAAATCCAGGCGTTCAAGGCCAGGAACAACGACGAGAAGATGCAGGTACAGGAAACACTCAAAAAGGAATGGGGAGAGAAGTACGCGAGCGAGGTAGCGATCATGACCAGGGGCATCAAGGCGTATGGAGGAGAAGACCTCCTTAAGGACGCCGAGGCCACAGGAATGGGCAACAAGCTATCCTTTATCCGGCTGCTCCACAAACTGGGACAGACGACTGTCGAGGATTCCGTATCAAGGGCAACTGGCGGGCCGCAGAGCCAGCAAGACGTCGCCAAGACGTTATACCCGAACATGAAGTAAGGAGAGAACATGGGAACCATAGGCACTGGAGTAACGTACCTCGACCTCGCATCGAGGCTCGACCCCAACAACAAAGTGTCCGCGACGATCATCGAACTGCTCGCGCAGAGCAACCAGATCCTCGAGGACATGATCACGGTTGAAGGCAACCTGCTTACCGGACACAAGACCACGGTACGCACCGGGCTGCCCTCTGCCACGTGGCGCTTGCTCAACTACGGCGTGCAGCCCAGCAAGTCGACGACCACCCAGGTCACCGACGAGTGCGGCATGCTCGAAGCATACGCCGAGGTAGACAAGGACCTGGTCAAGCTCAACGGAAACAAGGAAGCGTTCCGGCTGTCGGAAGACAGGGCCTTCCTGGAGAAGATGAACCAGGAGATGGCGACTGCCGTATTCTACGGCAACCGCTCGGTAACCCCGGAGAAATTCAACGGCCTGGCTCCACGCTTTTCCGCCGGATACACGGACCGCTGGTCCAACCGCGACAAGATCGGCTCGAACATCATCCCTGCGGTTGCAGGAGCCAGCGGTAACGACCAGACGTCCATCTGGCTCGTCGTATGGGGAGAGAACACCGTCCACGCCACGTACCCCAAGGGATCCGCAGCCGGCATCCAGCACCAGGACCTCGGAGAGCAGACGCTCGAAGACACCGCTGGAGGCAAGTACCAGGGATTCAGAACCCACTACAAGTGGGACATGGGACTGGTTGTCCGTGACTGGCGCTACGTCGTGCGCATTGCGAACGTCGACCTCGGCACCATCACCGCAGACCCCGCCACGGGGAACCTGTTCGACGCCCTGGATGACGCGATCACCCTGATCCCCAACCTCGGCATGGGACGCCCGACCTTCTACTGCAACAGCCGCGTCGAAGCCCTGCTCCGCAAGCAGCTCCGCCGGAATGTCTCAGGCACCCTGACCATGGACCAGCTGACCGAGAACCGCTCGGTGGTCCGGTTTAACGGGATCCCGTTCAAGCGCTCGGACGCCATCCTCGGCACCGAATCGCCCGTAGTGTTCAGCTAAGAAAGGAGCCAACAGATGGCAATACTTGATAAAAGCCTCCAGCTTGCCCTCGCGCAGGCTGATGTAAGGGCCGCCGGAACGTACTACACCACGCAGGTCATCGACCTTGGTGCAGCCAGGGGCAAGAGCATCATCGAGGAGAAGGGCATAGTTCAGATCCGCGTAGCAGCCGCATACGTGGGCGGAACCAACGTGACCTTTGAACTGGTCTGCTCGGACACACCCTGGACCGCACCGGCAGGAACCGGAGCGACGAACGTGACGGTACTCGGAAGCACTGGCGCACTGGTTACCGCTGGCCTGACCATCGACACCATTGTCGCGGAGATCCCCGTACCCAGGACGATCCCGAAGCGGTACTTCGGAGTCCGGGCAGTCAGCACCGGTACCTACTCCGCAGGCACGCACGACGTCAACATCGCAGTCGGAACCCAGATCGGGCCGTACTAACAGAAGGAGTAAAGAGTGGCATCAACAAAGAAAGCAAATCCCGATGCGCCGGACATCGTGGATGCAAGGTGCAAGAAGCAAGGGTATCACAGCCCAAGCGGTACGATGTACGAGGTAGGGCAATCCTACAGCGTAGATCAAAACGACGCATGGGTGCGTAACCATTTTGAGGTTGAGGATCAAGTGGCGCACGATCCGAAATCGGACAAGTAGCCCACCGAGGGGAGCCGAAACAACCGGCTCCCCTTTTCTCTACAGGAGATAGACCGTGGCAATAATCGACATATGCAACGCAGCCCTCATGAAGAACCACCACATGGACATGATCCCTGACACCGCAGACCTGGACGATCCGGTCGGCAAGGCACAGGTAGTCTGCGCGAGGTTTGTAGACCAGAGCAGGCGCGAGGCACTGAGGCTCGGGCCATGGACGTGCATACTCAAACGGGTCCTGCTTGCCAGGGCAGAATGGGAAGCAGAAAAGGAATACGAAGCAGGCGACATGGTGGTGGCTGAAACTTCGGTCTACAAGGTGACAACAGCCGGAACCAGCGGAGCAGGCGAACCGACATGGCCGGCAATAGGAACCGTGGTGGACGGAAGCGTGACATGGGCATACCAGTACGACACCCTCCAGCCTTTGCCCGATGAGAATTACACGGGTCTGGCATACGCTTACGCCATCCCGTCCGACTACATCAACCAGATCGAAGTGAGGGATTCTGCAGGATCGCTGGTGCATTTCGAGATGGAACGCGGAATCCTGTACGCAGACTCCGAAGACCCGGTACTCAATTACGTTCCAGACGAACAGGACGACGAACTGTACGACCCCATGCTGCGCGAGGTAGTGATTACCCAGCTGGCAGCGGCCATAGCATACCCGCTGACAAACAGCCACGAAAACGAGGTGGCATTTTCACAGGCAGCGGCAGCCATCGCCCAGGCGTCATTCAATAAAACACGCAGGGAAAAGCGGCAGGGAATGCCAACGAGCGAGCCGTGGGTAGATGGAATATTTGACGAGAGGTACAACCCGTGAGCCAACAGCTCCAGATTCTAACCGACTTCACGCAAGGAGAACTGTCGCCAAAGATGATGGGGCGGTTTGACCTCCAGTCTTTCTACAAGGGAGCAAGGGAGGTCAAGAATTTCGTGCCGTTCTTTCCAGGGGGAGTTACCTACCGCCCTGGATTCCTTGACACCGGAGCATTCAAAGGAACCGGACGGGTCAGGCTTCATCCGTTCATCCTGAGCCAGGACATATGGTACATCCTCGAGTTCGGGCCTTCTTACGTGAGGTACTGGAAATACAACACGACACTAGGGGCTGTCTGGCTTGCCATAGAAAGCGCCACTCCTTACGGGGCAGGGGACCTGGCATCGCTCCAGTTTGCGCAGAGCGAAGCAACGCTCTACATAGCGAGCAATGTGGCCGCACCAAGAATCTTACAGATGACGGCCATCGACACCTTCAACTTTGGCACCATGACATTCACCGGGATAAGTGGAAGCGTTCCATTCCAGAGCCCAGGGAACTATCCAGGGACAATCGCAATCCATGACGGACGAATGTGGTTCGCTGCAACAGACCTGAATCCACAGGGCATATGGGGATCAAAGCCGTTTGATTATGGGAATTTCACCTACTACGAGACAATAAGCTCGACGAGCAAGCAATACCTGGAGCCATATAACGAGTTTACCGGGACAACGGCAGCCGGGAGCCTCACAGTAACAGGCATAAGCGCGGAAGAAATATCAGGGATACCTATAGGCCACAGGATCAACGGAACAGGGATCGTATCGAAAGAATCGGTGACATTTGTCGGAGCCACAACCATAGCGTCAAACATAATAAGCGGAGTATCAAGCAGCGTGATCGCCCAGCTCTCCCCAGGTGAAACCATCGGAGGGCAGAGCATCCCGATATGCACCATCGTGTCGCTCGGGATAAACGCCATTGAAATCTCGGCGGTAGCTACAGCAACCAGCGCAACCAACACGTTCACCAGGGCGGAACGCAGAACCTACGTGACAGCCAAGGGAGCAAACACCATAGACCTGTCGATTCCTGCAACAGCAGCAGGAACAGTGACGCTGGTGGACGGGTGGGTAGATCCAACCGTCCCGGAATACCACGACGTAACCCAGACCCGCGACGTAGTGACCAGCGCGAGCGCAATGTACAAGACCATAGCCAGCGACCAGAACGAGCGGATACTGTGGATGTGCGCCGGCCGGGACCTGATAATCGGGACCACCTGCGGAGAGCGGGTAATACCTTCGGGAATCAACGCTATTACCTTCACGTGCCGAAGGCAGACAGCGATAGGAAGCGCAAAGGTCCAGCCGTACATGCTGAACGAAGCAATCATATTTGTGGAATCAAGCGGACGGGGAGCAAGGGAATACCTGTACACCTACGCGGAAGACGCATACCAGAGCCCGAACCTGACCTCGCTCGCAGACCATATCCTCGCGGGAGTGGTGCGCGAGAGCGACTACGCGAACGCCCCGATACCGATCGCATATTTTACCCTTGAAGACGGGACCGTAGCCGGGTGTTCGTATTCGAGGATTTACCAGCTCAACGCCTGGTTCAGGATCGAACACTCGGCAGGAACAATAGAAAGCCTCGCGGTAGTTCCAGGAGCAAGTGGAGACGTTGTATACGCAGCGGTCAACCGGGGAGGAGTACGCAGGCTCGAGCGAATGGGGCAATTCTTCGGGACGGAAGGACACCTGGACTCGTCGGCCCTGGCAGTCAAGGCTGCAGGCGAGATCGACGACATAGACTGGATCACCGGGGATGCCATGGTGGAATACGAAGGGGACGCATACGAAGTGACCATAGCCCTTGGAAACGCGATCCTTCCCCCGATGATCCCTGACGGCGCAACTGTTCGGGTCGGGCTGCCGTACACCGGACGGATCAAGACCATGCCGGTAAACGCCATGGCACGGATAGGAAACGCCCAGATGCGCGACAAGACCATCGCGGCAGTAAACTGCAGGATGATGGCATCGTATCCATTCTATGCTGGATACGACGGAGGCACCATGGAGCGGGCAGAGTTTGCAGGACCGCTGACCGGAGACTACAAGATCCCGATCCATGGGATATGGGATACGGAAGGCTGCCTGGTCATAGAACAGACAGAACCATTCGATGTAACCGTCCTGGCAATCGCGCCAGAGATTGACGCGGGAGGCTGATATGTTCTGGTTGATGCTTGGTTCGCTCGTAGTAGGAGCAATAGCGACTGGAGTAAGCGGAATAATAAGCCGCAAGAACCAGCGAGAGGAAACGATAGAGCAAGCAGAATTCGAGAAGGAAAAAGCGGAATTTGACCGGGATACAAACCTCGGGATCATGGAGAAGCAGCTCGCCTCCTCGATGGAGCAGGACTACATCGCAGCCGGCGACCTCGAAAAGCAGAGGAACCAGGAAGCTACCGCAAGCGCACAGCAAACCTTCCTTGGGCAGCTGCAGGCAGAGGAAGAACTGACCTCCATGAAGGCCACCAACGCAAGATCGATCGGAGAACTGCAGGCGGTCCAGGGCGGAAGCGGAGCCAAGGAAGACATAAACCTCCAGACGGTGATCAACGCAGAACTGCAGGCAGGAGAAAACGCAAAACGCAACCAGATCGACAAACAACTGGGGCTGGCTACATATTCCCGCAAAAACGCAACGGACGCCATGAAAACCCAGCAAAACCGACTGGAGAGCAAATACGAGGAGGGCGGGTCGGTCCGCGACCTTTACAATTACCAAAGGACGAGGGTGACAGGAGATACACTCCTGACGACCACATATCTAGACGACACAATCAAGGAACAAGAATACTTCGGAAACGGCTGGTTCCTGGCCGACCTACTCGGATTCGCCGGGGCATCCGCAGATGCAGGCGCACAGTTTGCTGCGTCAGGTGTAAGTCTTTAAGGAGTCCATACAATGGGTACAGGCTGGCAGGAAGCTGCTCGGGAGTTGTCGAATTTCGGAGGAGCAATATCAAACCTTGGCGTCAAAGTCTACGAAGTCGACGCAAAGAACAAGTACGACAAGGAAAGCCGATGGATGGCGGGAGAGCTGGATCAATTCAAAAAATCACTGTACACCGACCCAGACCACGGTACCCCAGACCAGGCCAGCCCAGACGGATACATGAAAAAGTGGAACGAATTCTACAAGCAGATAGAAGGCTCCATGCAGAAGGTGGACAACCCGCTGGCAAGGAAAGACCTGGAAGGATACTGGGCAACCGCTAAACTGCAGACGACCAGCGCGGTCTATGACCTGCAGTTTGAGGGGTGGGCATCCGACACGGTCGCTGGAGTCGACAAGAGGATCAAGGAAGCCATAGACACCATGGCATTCAAGGATGCCCAGGAATTATTCTCATTCACCCAGAACGAGCTGTACTTCCTGAAAGACAACAACCTGATCAGCCAGGCAGAATTTGACACATCCATGAGCAGCTACTCACAGTCGATCATCCGCAAGGACATGACGGAGAAGGCAAAGGTCCTGTACGCGGATAAAGGGCTCGAGGAGGCATTGACGTACATAGCCGACGCCAAGGACACGTACGTCGCAAACTCGAAGACATACACCGCAGGCGATGAACTCAAGGCCCTGGTAGAACACGACATCACTGCGTACCACAACATCCAGCAGGACAAGATCGACAAGACCATGCAAACCAGCTTTGCGAACTACCTGCTCAAGTCGGAAGCGGAAGCGAAAGGACTAACCGGCCAGCAGGTAACCGACGCCCTCAAAGGAGAGAAGGACTTCCTGACCGTAGAAAAAATACAGGGCTCAAACCTGGACGTGCCGCGGAAGATGTACTGGATCGCACAGCTTAACGGATACCAGGCAGGGATCGGTGGATCGGGGGAAGCGTTCGAACAGGCAGAGTACGTCGAAAGCGCCCTGACAGCCATGGCCTATGCCATAAAGAGAGCAGAAGGGAAGGTCGGAGGGAAAGCATTCGTCACCTACGGAATGGACGACAAAGGGAACCCTAAAACGTATCCAGTCACGATGCAAGGATTCATGGCGCTCTATGCTGAATCAACCGGAGTACTTTATGCAGACGCCTCCAGGGTGGCAAGACTTGAGAAACTACGGGACGAGATGGACAAGCCAGACGCAGGAGCATGGGCAACTTCACGCGAGCAACTCGACAAAATGGATCTGGGACCGAACAGGACTGACGCGCTTACTGCCTATGATATTGCCAATCAGATGTTTCCAGACATGCCATCGAAAGACATAGGAGAGCTGGCAGAAAAACTCATGAACACAAAAGCGTATAAACTCAAGCTGCCCGGCAGGTTCGGATGGAGCCCCACTGAGTGGTTCAACGATGACGACGACACCATGACCATCGACATATATGACGGGAAATTCCAGAACAACATAGGGAGAGTAGGCAGCGACCCTGCCGTACCGATCATGAGCATGACGGCAGACGCCCTCCATTCATACGGGGCTGCCACATGGGCCGAAGTCGGAGCGCTGCTGGGTAAAGACAAAAATACATGGGGAAACGGAAAAGGCGCAACCGGAGGATGGGAACCACTGGACTCGAAGGGAAACTACGGATACACCGTCGTGGTCGACGAAGGCGGGAAAAAGATAAGGTACACCGCTGTCCCGCAGGTGCTGCCAAACGGAAAACGGGAAACGAGCGTAAAGAGGGAATGGACCAGCAAGGACAAGGACGGGAACACCGTCGTGAACTTTGAACTGTACGACTACGACCGCAAGAAGTGGCAGCCGGTCACCCTCAAGGAAAAACTTCCTGACGGGTGGAAGCTGCCAGATGGATTAAGGGAAGCTGAAGCACAAGCCAAGACTAAAGAAGAACAGAAGGTGAAAAATACTACCATGGCAACATGGCCGCAGGGAGATGCAAACTATCCGGCAATTAATGCATATCCGCCCGCAATGTGGAAAAGCATGACACTGGATCAAAAGAAAGACCTCTACTACCAAAGCGGATACCAATGGAACACCACAAGAGGATGGCAGGGGAAAGGAGCTGCAGAACCAGTAGCGCCAGTCAAAAAAGAAGACCGTGACGCGACTATTGCGATGTGGCCGCAAGTGCCAAGTGCGTACAAAGAGATAAACGGGATGAAGGCAGATGCATGGAAGCTGATGGATCTCAAAGCCAAGCAAGAAATGTACTTAAACTCTGGCTACACCTGGGACGATAAAGCCAATAAGTTCGTAAAGAAATAAGAGGGGAAAATGGACGAGGAAATCCTAGAGAACCTGAGAAACTCCATATCTGTCGGCGGGCAGCCGCAAACCCAGGAAACCCCTGAACCAAAGAAGGCAGAGGAGCCAGCACCAGCAGGGAAGGTAGAAGAAGCCTACAGCCAGGGAATCCTCCAGAAGAAAGGGCTCGCTCCATTACCCCAGGCAACACAGCCCCAATCAAGGACCGTGGAAGAAATCCCGGCGTTCGACGTAGCAGGAGCCCTCGGTAAAGCCAACATCTCGCGGGATGAGTATTACGAACCCCTGTACCCAGGAGCCCCGTCAGGAGTCTACAAGCCAGCCGCTTATTCAACCATGTTCAGGCAGATGGTATCGGAAGCCCCTGACCCACTGGAGATGGAGAACAGGCTCAACTCGGCGTATTACTTCTCGATGCTCGAGGGCGTGCCATTTGAGGAAGCGTTCAACAACCTGGACGCAATCGCAGCGAACTACTACGGAGAAGCGCAATCCCCGGCCACATGGCACCAGTCGGTAAAGAACACGTGGAACGGAGCCATGCTGTCCACCGAGATAGCCAAGCTGGCATTCAAGCTGGGACAATCGGGAGGCACGGACGAGAACCTGCTCTCGCAGATATACGAGCTGGAAACGCACATACCTGCGGCAGACATGATGAAGCGGAGCCTTCCGACCGAAGCACTCAAGGCCGCTGCACAATTCCTCCCAAGCCAGATGGAATCGGTAATAGCCGGAGCGGTAGGCGGAGCCGTTGTCGCAAGCGGAGCATTGCTCGCGGTAGCCACCGGCGGTCTTGGGTCCGTGGCATTGCCAACCATCCTCATGCAGGGATTCAGAATAGGCGGAGCCATCGGAGCCGGGCTCAAGACCAACGAGCTGGAAACCGGGTCCCTGTACTACGATCTGTTGAAGCAAGGCCAGACAACCATGGTGGACGGCAAGGAAACCGTGGAGCGGATCAACCCGCAGGTAGCATGGCATGTATCCCAGATTTACGGAGCGGTGGCAGCGGCAACTGAACTGCTGCCCATGGATAACTTCCTCAAATCAATCGCAGGAGCGGCCGGATTGAAGGCTGCGGTCAAGGGAGTGGCGTCGGTAGGAGAAGCCGCTGCACGGTCCGGGGCGGTACAAAGGACATTTGACAAGTTCGTCAAAGCCCAGAAATCACAGCTGGGAGAGAAGATCACCAGCATAGCCGCCGAGACGATGCAGGAAGTGATGCAGGAGACGGCAAGCATAGCCGCGACCAACTACGCCAGGCAGATCACGAACAGGATGGACGGGACACAGCTTACACCGATACAGACACAGGAAGCCCAGCAGCGCATCACGGAAACCCTGATCCAGAGCGCCATGGGCATGACAGCACTGCAGGCCATCCCTGCAGGAATCAGCCTGTTTACAGGCGGAGCCAAAGCCGCAGGTAAGGCAGCCAACGCAACCAGGACCATCAAGAGCGAGGAATCAGAGGACGGAGAATACAAGATCAGCGAGGACGAGCTGAAGGTATACCGCGAGAGGGCGATGACTGCTCCTCCTTCCAACCTCCAGATAAAACGGAACACGATCCTGGAAGGAAGCGAATACTCGCTCAGGGCAATAGATGGAACCACAGGCAAAACGGTCGGGGAACTTCGGTACGAGTTTGAAGCAGGCGAAGGTGAATCCCCTGGAACAGTAAAAGTACTGGGGCTCAAGGGAGGATCCGTACCCAGGGTCAACGTCGAGCTGATGAAATCCCTCGCGCACCGTTTCGCAGGATGGGATATCCAGTTTGACCCGAAATCATCCAACCAGGCAGCACTCAAGGCCATCATGACCGAGCAGAACCCGCGAGGACCGGAAGCAGGCGTCTCGTGGTACTACGCGGAAAAAGGAGCCCCCGACAAAGTAACAGCGGAATACATGGACCAGAGGATACGCGACGTAGCACCGGGATGGACTGACGATGACCGGCGGGCCGCGATCAACACGCTCTCCATGTGGGGCCGCAGGTTTGGCATCACCGGAGAAGAAATGGCTGACGCCATATTTGCGCCCGGAGTCTTCACTCCGCAGCTGGTCCAGGGAAAGCAAGGCAGGCTGGAGAGCGGAAGGATACTGAGCCCGGAGAAGATCGCACAGGGAGCGTCTGGAGCCGTCACCTTCAGGCAGGTAGGCAACTCGCTGAAAGCCCTCGTCGACATGGCTCCGAAAGCCAACCCGTCCACCTTCATGCACGAGACAACCCACGCGGTCGTGAACTTCATGCTCGAGGTCCGCGAGGGCAGGATGCAATTCAAGAACAAGGCTCAGGTCCAAGCGGAGCTGGAAGCGATCGAATCGGCGCTCGGGATACAGAACGGAGACTGGGATGCACAATTCCAGGGCTGGACCGGAGAAGCCGTGCAGGAGAACAAATCCTACTGGGAAGCGTTCACCTACGCCATGGAAGATTACCTCGCGTTCGGGAAAGCACCCAAGCCGGAACTTGAATCCTTGTTTGCTAAATTTGCCAAGTGGATCATGGACATATACAACGGCCTCAAATCAGCCCGCGTACAGATGAGCCCCGAGCTTACAAAATACTTCGACAACCTGTTTGATCAGGAAGGCTCGGTGTTCAACGTCGAGCGTGACACCGTCTCTGAGGCAGATGTACAGCCGGCGCAGGCTCCGCAAGAGGAGGTCTTTGATCTTTTCCAGGGTGGAGAGAAACAGAAGAAAGGCCAACGCACTGAACTGGACCGGGCAAGGAAAATGGCAGAAGCGGGGGAGGATCCAGAAGCCATAAGGAAACAGACCGGATGGAGGCAGGTGCGCGGAGAATGGCGCGGAGACAATGACCGGGAACAGCAGGAAGGATTGTCCACCGAAGCAATACAAGCGATGGATGAATCAAGTGTTGTGCAAAAGCCGGTCGACGGCGCACGGTCAAAGGGATTCCCTGCACTCTACCAGGGGGAGCTGACATACAAAACCGACGAGATCATCGAAAAGAAACCATGGAGCAAGATGCCAGGCAAGCAGATCCTGGCAACACTCAAAGCCGCCGGCGCGAAAGACGAAGAACTGGAGTGGACCGGGCTCGAAGAATTCCTGAACACAGACGAGAAGCTGACCCCGGCACAAGTACAGGAACACCTGGATGCCAACAAGATCAAGATAACAGAGATCGAGAGGAGTGACCGAGAAACAAAAGAACAGACGAAAAAGCTGGAGGAAGAAGAAAAAGAACTGACAAAAAAGCTGGAGAAATTGCTTCTCGAAGCTACCGGTCCAGATGAAGCTAAAGCTGAAGAAGCAAGAAAGATACGAAGCAGGCTGCGTGAAATTGGATTCAACCATAACGAGGGATCAAGACCCAAGTACTTCAAGCACAAACTCCTCGGTGGAGAGAATTATCGGGAAATTCTACTGACGCTTGATGAAACTTCAGATGTTAAATTGCAAATGAAAGAACTGGCAAAAGCCGGGCTGACAATACAAGTAGATGGAGCAAACAGGAGAGCGATAGACAGGGATGGAGTGCCGGTAATATCCCAAGACGCAGATCCTACATTTAAGTATGTAGGCGGAAGAATAGCTACCGACAAAGAACAACAAGCATTAGTGGCAGCAAGATCCATAGCAAGAGGTGAGAATAACTTCATAAGTTCCCACTGGGATGGGCAAAAGAATGTACTCGCCCATACGAGACTCAACGACCGGACCGACAGCCAAGGGAAAAAGCTGCTATTCGTAGAGGAGATCCAATCGGACTGGCACCAAGAAGGAAAGAAGATAAGAGATGAAAAGATAGATGAACTAGCTGAAAAGCGTGGAATCAAAAAGCCTGCAAAGGGAGAAAAACCGTCAGCCGAATGGACTGCCCTTCAAAATGAAGTACCTGCTGATTATGGATACAACAAGGAGTGGCCCAAGACCATAGCCGAGATG